ATTTGATTCTTCTGCTCTTCGTATAATCTCTTTCTTACATCCTGATCAGTCAGTTCCTTAAAGTAATCCTGCTGAACTAACCAAGCATAGATGACAAGACACATTGCAAGGTCATCATTACAACCTTCTTCTGCCTCGAATGATCTGTTCTTTTGGATAAATGTAGTCAGTTCTGAAATAATCTCATAGTCATTAAAGAGCAACTTGTCCTCCTCAATCATGGTCTTGAGGTTTAGTGATCCAACCTGCTTGACAGTCTTACTCATCTTGACACCGAGTTGTGTCTTCTTACCAGAGAATCCCTGTCCGACAATTTGACCTGCTCTACCTCTCATAGAACACATAAGCAAGTTCTGATACTCAAGATCATACTGAATAATACTTGCTACTTGGTCTCCAACATCATTTACTTCGCACAGAATAAATGCGCTATTGTAACTCTTCGCTACCTCATAGATGATATTAGGAAACAGCATCGGTTTAATTTCATTGTTCCGATACTTTGCTACTACTTTGTGTGGAAACTCAGTGATGTCAACAACCACAAATGCAGAATAGTCTTCACTGACCCCTCGTGCAACGTCAACCGTGCAGACATAATCTCTACCTTCTACTGGTTTTGCATAGACATCCAATCCTGCATTTCTAGTGATAGGAGAATCATATACTAATGTTCTTAATTTGCTTGGTGCAATCAGAGTGTCAACAGATCCAAGGAATTCACACTCGAACTCGATCTTAAACTGCTGTTCTGATGTGTTAGCAATAGTTTGTTCTTTCCAGACTTCATCTCTTCCTGGTACTTCGGACCAGTGAACGTCTGTTGGGATATATTCGTTCTTTCTTCTTTCTGCATCGTGCCATAAACGGTAGAAGTGATTCATACCGTGTGGCGTGGATACGATAATTACTTTCGTGCTTTTACCAGAAGTAATAGTAGGATAAACAGAGGCAAAGAACGAGTCAGCAACGTGATTCGGGACGAAAGCGAACTCGTCGAGAAAGAGGATGTTAAATGACATACCTCGGACAGCACTTGCAGACGTAGATGCTGCCAATATCTTACTGCCATTTTCTAACTCCAGAGATCCTTTGTTCCATGCAATAATACCCTGTTGCATCCACTTGGGCAAGTTCTCGTATGCAGTCTGTAACCTTCCAAGTAGTTCTCTTGCTGTTGCTGCCTTGTTTGCCAGGATACCGATGTTAACACTGTCATTGAATACCGCATAATGTAAAAGATAAGATACGCACGTTGTAGACTTACCAGTCTGTCGTGGCATTTTACAGATATTAAATCTGTTTTCGTGGAAATTGTTGATAAGTTTTTCCTGGAAATCATATGGTTTGAATGGCACAAGACCTTCGTCCAGTGACACAATCTTCACATAGTTCTGTGCAAAGTAAACAGGATCTCGTTTGCACTTGATAAATTCAGCGATTTGCTCCTGAGTAAACTCAATCGGAGTATTCGCTTTCTTTAGATTCGGATTGCCAAGATATACATTATCAGCCATGATTTAAAAATTTCCTAGATTAACTGCAGTCTCCTGTGTTTTTAAATATAATTTAGCGTAGCACTTTGCTACAAGTCTTAGTGCCTCTACCTCAGTCACGGTATCGATTTCTCTTGCAATCTTAGTATACTCAAAACTCTTGGTTAGATTGGCAAGTGTGATGTCATCTGGATTCATTTTCTCCTCCTGCAAATAGTAACGGTAAAGTGGGTTCTTTTTTTGCTATATTGTAATAAAGTACAAATGGATTTGGATAAACCTTATTCAGTTCTTGACGTATCTCCTCTCTGGATGGTCTTCCAAATTTATTGAAGAACATCTGTGCCTTTAAAGTTTTACCTCTCCAGTTAAAGATAATAGTATATGTTCTTCCTCTTTCCTGTACGAATGTATACGCTTCTGGTAATTCCTTTCTCCATCCTGTAAGTTCTTCTGTGAAGTTCTTTATGGTAAACATGTCCCACATTTTGGGACCATAACTGCACTCTTCACGATATTCCATTTTTCCACAAAGTTCGCAGAACCTTTCCTCACCCTCAGGTTTCTTATCTTCCTTTACTTCTTTCTTTTCAGGAAGACCTTTGTGTTTCGTTGATGCAAATTTCTTTACATCTGATTTTTTCATAGATGCCGCTGCTTTTTCGACTTCGGGTGAGGCATTTTGCATCTCACCTTTTTGTCTGGCACGAACCATTCCAAAGAATTTTTGCTGTGCTCTGGATACTGCTTCTTCGTTCATCATTCTTTTTTGAACCCGTCTTTCAGAAGTTTCTGCAATTCTGCTGTTGATCCAACAAACAGAGCATTATTAACTGTTGTTGGAGATGACTTGTCCTCTTTATTTAGATCCTTCATCTTCTGCTGTAAATCAATTAACTTGTCAGATACATCTCCGACACTCTTAATAAGTTGACCTACAACTTCGTATGACCTAGGTTGTTGACCTTCCTGTGCTAGTTCAAGAATGCCATTAATTGCTTCTTGACCTTTCTCAATCAGAGAATACAAGTTACCACGAGTATACTCATAATCCTTGATATGGTCCTCTTGTTTACTGATTTTCTTTAGTTCCTGTTTAGTTTCCTTTACAATCTCTCCTGCCTTGACCTCAATGTCCAAAGTATCGTTTATTTCGTCAAATTTTTCATTCATACGTCTATACCTTTAGTTGGACTGTAAGTTTTACCATCACCAAACTCAAATCTTTCTTCACTGAAACCAAAGTCATCACCGACCTCAATTAGATCACTGTCATCTTGAGTCACAGCATCAACTGAAGTTCCTTGAAGATGTGAGTCAGCAAGTGTTCCATCTTCTCCTCTATGGACAAGAAGTGTCTCACCACTAATTTCTCTAATTTGCATCAGTTCCTTACCTATGTAGATATATCCATCTACAACTAAACTTGATGCGTTTGTAACTTGGAACTGAGTCTGTGTTGCATCAATACCTTCTGCAAGTGTTGTTGCATTATCATCATTGTAATCTTTGAGTGCTCTAGGTGTAGCAACATACCTGAGTTCTCTCTTTGCAGTTTTAGTGTTTGTACTAGTATGATAATCGACCTGAACTTTCTTGATAAGACCAGTGCTGCTATCAGCAATTGGACCAAACAGATATGTCTTAGCAACAAAGTCTAAATTGTGAACAATGACTCTCTTCTCTTCATATCCAGATGAATAATTATCCTCGAAGTTAATATTTTCGAGAACCATTGGAACGTCTCTCTTTTCACCGATAGATGATACTAAGTCAACAGTTACATTAAATGATGGTTGGAATACAGGAAGAATTTGTTCGATGATTTGCATCGCATCTTCATTATATTGAGTCATGATTGACAATCTGAAACCCAGATTGTATGGGACAGGCATAAAGACTTTCTTTGCTAACTTAGTGCCATCCTTAGTAAATGTCTTAAAGGTTTGCATCGTAGAAACCTTTCTAGTATTATCGTATCTGATACTTACTAACTCAAATGCCAATCTGGGAAGAGTGATAGATACTCTTCTTCTTGGATCTGGTTTCTGTTCTAATCTTGCAATAAATTTCTCTGAAGGACCATATGCAATGGGAACCTTTACAGTAGAAAAATCTCCCCCATCTTGCCTTTGATGTCGGATCTCAACTGTATTGAAAAGAGTACCGAAAGCAATAATTGTCTTTCTGATAATCTCATGATAATGATATGTTCCTAACATGACACTTTAGATGGGTATAGTAACTATTTAGAATTCACCAAAGGGATTCTTTTCAGTAAAGTCTAGAATGTCATCTGCTTCAGATTCTACTTCGATATTATCTGCATATTCGTCATATTCATCTTGATCAGATATTGATTGAATAATTCTTCTAGCATCTGAACCATTTTGTGTTGTTCCAATGCCAACTACTGCCTCTCCAATGGCAAAGTTGCTGGTAGTGTTTGTAACTTGCAGAACACCAGTATCAGAGTCCCATCTGTGAACGTACGCTGTAGTGCCCGTAGAGACGCCTCTAACGAGTTCTCCATACAAATAGTTGTCTGTATTGATACCTGTTGCTGGGGCGCTAATAGTAACGTTAGGAGCGAGTGTATATCCAGCACCAGCATTCGTATACCTGATGGCAGACAACTCTCCATAAACATTAACGACAGCAACAGCAGTAGCGTTGATTCCACCTGGAGGGGCAGTAGTAATACCCACAGTTGGTGTAGAACCATATCCAACACCACTATTGGTTATGGATGGCAATCCAAGAGAACCTTCATTAATAATTGCTGTAGCAGCTGCCCCTGTACCATATTCATTCTGCGAACGAATTGTAATTACAGGTGGTTCGGTATAACCAAATCCAGGATTAATAATATCAATTCTATCGATAGACTGACCAACCTGACCACTTCTTCTGGTCATGACTGCAACAGCAGAGGCATTTATACCGTTTATTGGTGCAGTGCTAATACCAATGGTTGGTGGAACTGTGTATCCTGTTCCATCATTAATAAGATCGATTTGATTAACAGAACTGCCAGATGCTAAACCAGAAAGATCTGTTGCCCTCTGCATAGTGGCAGTTGCTGTAGATGCTCCAAGACCCACCATTGTGAGTTTGGTGGTGAACAAGAAGTCGGACACTGCAACATCGACTTCTTCGATTCCAGTATCGACCAGTTCGTCCTGAGCAGCATCGAATACTTCACAACTCAACTGATATACAAATAACTTATTCAGTTGATAAAATGGTTTCTTTGCTTCTACATACTTGATCTCGAAAATAGTATTATCAAGAGGTAAGTAAATTAAGTCACCCTCTGATGGTCTAGATGAAACTAGAACATCTTCACCTGCTAAAAATGGACTGATAAAATCCTCGTATCTTTCTTTAGATACAATAAGAGTAATTTGGTCAGTAGACTGAACACCAAACTTAGATAAGATATCTCCGTTACCAGCAAATCCTTCATAGTTTGCCAGATACATTTCCATTCTGAATGAATCATCAAACTGAGTCGCAATTGCTTCATTTAGAATGGCATCTTGATTTACCATCTTCCTGGGAAGATAGATAACGTCTTGTCCGTATATTTTTAGTTGCTCGTTAATTAGATCCTGAACCAGTCTCTGTTCGCTTTGGGATCCCTGTAAAAAGTAAGAATTTAAAGGCATGATTCATCAACCTATCAGATCGAGAGGTGGTTCCTCATATGTATCTCTGAGTTCTTTTTCATATTGTTCTATCTCTGCTATTGCGTCATCATATAATTGTCTTCCATTTAACTGAACCCCACCAGGAAGAGATACACCTTGGAATTTTATCAGATTCTGTCCCCACTGTTTCTTAATTAATGCAGTGGTATATTTTTTTAACCAAGAGTCATTGTAGACTAATGCTGCATCAGAAGGATCAACTAATCTATAGCAGTCAAGTACAATGTAATTATCATCAGTAAATGAGTTCCAGTCAATATCAATATACAATCTACCCTGCTTCCTATTAAATCTTAATTGCACATCTGGTGTGATTATTCTACTAAGATCCTCAAGATATGTCTTAGTCATGGTAAAGTTCAGCAGATCAAGTGCTCCATAGTAATAGAGATCATTTAAGAACAATTGATACTTGATATTAAACAGACCACTCGAAATGGTACTGTTGTCCATTTTAAAAACTTTATTAATCCCAATGACGTGCTCTGGAAGTTGGAGAAAGTTTTGACCTTCGTCCCAACCCACAGATGAAACACCAACACTGGAAGTTGCTGTTGTAGTAGTAATCCCTGCCTTTATTATATCTTTTTCTGCTTCCGTAACTTTATGCTTTAGAAATACTCTCTGAATACCATCATAATGAAAATCTTGGAATTTCTGAATTGCATCATCGACTAGATCATCAATTTGATCATCATCCACATTAATTTCCAATACAGGATATCCCAATCTCCTAAGAGAATAATCGATCAATTCCTGTCTGGTCGATGGTTTACTCATTGTCGATACCTGATTCCTGATATTTATCTGGGACGTTTAACTTTTCCTGTAACTCAAGATAATCTTTCTTCAAAGATTCAAGTTTGGATTCTAAAAGAACATTTTGATTAACCAAAGATGAAAGTTTAGAATGATAATTTTTAATTAAAATATTCACATCAACATCGTTCATAGTTCTAGAAAGTTCCTCCATCCAAAGTATTGGTCCACATTGGTTTATTTGTATAAACAGTATTTACAGCGTCAGGATCAACCCCAGTGCTAGTTCCGTTTCTAATAATATCCCCAGTGGTGTTAAATGTTCCTTCTACACCAATCAGTGTTATAGTTGTACCATTGCTATCTGCTTTAACAACACCCTGAACACCAGAATTAGATACCTGAGTTATTTGATCACCAGCAGTGACAGTTACACCAGAAGGCATAGTAAGTGTGACTTCAGTAACAGCAGTCAGAATCTGTGTAGAAGTTCTAGTGGCAGCCGCAGTTGATGGATCATTGGTAGATGTTTGTAAACCATTGGAATCAAAGAAGACAACACCATGTGTGCTGTAATCTCCAGTCTGATAGTAGATACCCTTGATATCAAGATTACCTCTGGTTCCTGTTACAACGCTACCAGTTATTGTTGCATCTGGAATGTATGTCCACGCTCTAGCAACAGCAGAACTTCCTTCACCAGTGCTATCATTGTAACCAAAGAAACCGATTTTAGTGTTAGCAGTTCCGGTAGCAGTATTATACTGGAATGAAACACCACGATCTGTATTAGTATCAAATGCGTGAGTAACCGTTACCTGACTTAGTGTGGTAATTCCAGCAGTAGTTGTTCCATTAAAAGTAACAACTTTTGTAGAGGTATTATAAGCAGTAACAGTCGTTACACCAGAATTTGGAAGTCCAGTTACAGCAAGAAGGTCTCCAGTGTTAATTCCAACAACAGAATCAACAGTAATAGTAGAAACTCCAGAAGCAACTGGTGCTGTAACTGTTCTGATACTGGTTACATCGCCAAGATTGAGAATTGGATCATTGACGGTAACATTGGTTGAGTTTACCTCAGTGGTTGTACCATCAACTTGCAGGTCACCTTTGATGATAACCGTACCCTCATTGCTCAGACCATCGGGGAATGGGTCAATGAATAGTTGGTTACCACTACCAGACTTGGTAGAAATAGTGTTAGATGAGATACCAACACTACCGAATGTCTGAGGACTATTCCACTGCCACGCTTTACCAGTGACTTTAATAAGGTCATCACCATTTTCATCATATTCGATACTGGCATCCTTACTTGTACCGAATGTCAGTTTAGTATCGTCAGGAATGACAATCTCACCGGATCCATTAGGATCAACGATGATGTCTCCATCAGTATCAGTTGATGAAAGTGTATTTCCGTCTAATGTTAAGTTGTCTACGTTCCACTGATCAACCTTCCGGTTTTGGTCAACGATAGCAACGAAACCATTCGCTGCTGTGGTTGGGTTTACTTGACCAGCAACAAGACCTGGCGCAATACTCAGCAGATCGGTATAATAGCGACCACCAACTACTTGAGCATTCTGTGCGTTATCTCCAGCAAACAGTCTTCCGCCTTTATTACCGTGAGTGCCAACTCCAACGGTAAGACCGAGTTCACCAAAGTTGAGACTACTTGGAGCAACTGTTCCTGTAGATCTTTTTACTCTAATTATACTTGCCATGGCTTAGAAATTTCCTCCATTAATATCCAGATTTTGGGTTGATCCAGGCGTAAGTTCCAAGGTTGCCTCCCACTTTTGGGCGGTAGAATTATAGACCAGAACCATTCCGTTCTGAAGTCCAGAAACGTCAACATCAGCTAATCCACCTAAAGTTCCGCCACCCCCGGCAAAAGAGGATAGAACCTTAATCGCATTCTGTGATCCAACTCTGACTTTAATGTCTGCCATATTTTTTAACTAGTGGTAACTCCAGCAGTAACAATTGCACTACCTTCAACTACTCTTGTTTTTACAGATCCATCGTTAAGCAATAAATCATAAACATACCTACCAGGTTTCAATGCACTTGTTGTAGTAGCTCCTAGAGATATTTTCACCTGTCCTGCTACCCTATTGGGAAACATAACAGTAAAGGTTGCTGTATTTTTTAAAGAAGCAGCGTGCTTCTTCATCATGGCAGTACCAGTATAACCAGTTAAATCTAATGGTGCATTAGCACTATTCTCAAGGTTAAATGACTGGTCAAAGTTAGCACCACCTTCAATAATAATGTTGCTTACGTATGCTGCCATTACTTCAATCAGTTAGAATCTATACTACTGGTATTTATAAATCATTTTTTCACGAAAGATAACAGAAGGGACTTTATCTCTTCTATATCAGACTTCATACTGTCAACATCATCCTTTAATTGCTTCATCTCCATCTTTTCTCTATACTTTGCCTCTGAAACTTTCATGAATTTGTCAAATTCACTTTGGTTTTGATTAACGATAGCATTACTGTTCACATCCCTATAAAGGGATGTGTCTGAATCAACTTTCAAGTATTTTGTCATTAGTTAGAAGCGAAAGATCTAAGGGCAATTGCTCTGAAGTTCTTAATTCTAGGTGCATCTGCTTGATTCTTAGAAGTCATAACAACCTTGATCATAAATCCATTAAATTGTGGAGTATTCTCGGCGGTAAATTTATATTCACTGAATCCGTTGTCAGTTTCATTTGGATTTACAGTCTTATCTGGTACTCCGGTTGTATTAAATGGAATGTATACTTGATTAGCATCATTTCCATCTTTTCTATAGAGTTTGTAGAATAGACGGATATTTGCATCTGCTCCTCTATGTCCATCAAACTGTACAAAGAGTGAATTGGAAGCAAATTCTAAATCAATTCTTCTAGTCTCATAAATTGCAGCATTAGGATCAAATCCAGGAACATTAACTCTACTATCAGTTTCATAATCCTCAACTTTATCATTGACAAGGTTGCTAACTGCAATGATGTTAGTAGTATCAAGATCAACTAATGGTGATACATCTTCATTAGTGGTTGACATTAACACCTCAAGTGCAAATGATTTATTACCGCCAAGGAGACCAGACTCATTGACTTTAGAAGCAACGATTCTTGGAGTATCGAGACGATTTAATTTGCCAAATGTGATTGGTTCGTATCCAAGATCTTGGAATGATGCTTCTGTTCCACTCAGACTTGTACCAGAAGTTGTTTTAATTCTTGCAGAAATAGAGGTTCCTGAAGGATTGATCATATTGAAGTTAGGATTAACATACTCAAATGGAATGTTCTGTGTAACCTGAACATCTTTACCACCAACTGCTCTAGTCACATCAAATGTCTTCTCTGTGTTAGACAGACTTACATAGTAACTATTAAATGTTTTCTCTCTTGAATCAATATCATGTTCTTTGTTAACCTTCAGAAGAGAAACACCACCAACTTCATATTTGTAGACGTTTGTATTTTGTGCGTGATTTGACTTTAAACTATCACCAATGACTCTACTCTTGATAGTGATATCATTTCCAGAAATTGTTTCATAAGAAATAATTTCTTTATCAATCTTCAGATAACCAGTATTAGCAGCACCAACTGCTGCTCCCTCAAATGTAGTAAATGCTGATCCGTCTGCAACTTTAATGACTTCGGTGCTATCATTAACTAATGCACTCAGTCTAGTTGGCGTTACATCACTCTCAACATTATAAACTCTGAGTTTATTGGTGCTTGCGTGCATACCATGATTGTGGTGATCAAATTCCATTGTTACACCATCTCTAATTGGATCGGGAGTAACAAAGTTTGGTGCTTCCATGTCTTTAGAAACACCGGAACTATTGATGAACGTATATGCAACACCAGCACTAATGTTGTTAGAAACATTATCAAGAACAATTAAATTAGTTGAGGTTACAATTCCAACTGTAACTCTAACGCCAGTTCCGGTTGCACCTAATTGATTCATGAGGAGAAGATCACCTCTTTGATATCCTGTGCCACCATTTGTCACATTTATAGCACTAACTGCTCCAGAAGCAACAGTTACGCTTGCTACACAAGAATTACCAACTCCAGTAAGAGTTGTAAAACCAATTCCGGTAAATGTTCCATTAGTAAGACCAACACCAGCAGTCGGGTTAGTTAATGATCCAGCACCAGGTTGCAATGGACCACCAGATGCGAAGACTCTGGCATTGTTTCCAGGTTGTCTGATTTCATTACCAGCCTCAAATACAGTAGTAGTGGTTCCAATACCAGCAGAAACTCTCTTAGAGTAAATGGTAATAGGATTGTTCTTTCTAATTTGTCCAACTGGTAATTCAGTGTTGAAGAAAGTGACAGAAGTTGGAGTGTTAGTAACAAACTTTGCCTTATTAAGCGTGAACTTGAGGTCTTCCAACTGACTTGGGGTCCAAGTTGACTGGTTCTGTGATTTAAACAGTGAACCAAGATATGGTTGCTTATTGTAAATTGCCTTGAGGGCAAGATCTTCTTCACCCATTCTGGTGATGAATGTATTGTACTTCTCTGTGGGAGCAATCAAGACAAGAGCGTATTCATATCCAGACTGAAGATAAACAGGAGTATCGAACTTAAAGTTAGTTGCAGAACTACCATCATCAGAAAGATTTACATCAGATGGTTCGATATTTACTTGACCGAATGGCACAACAGTTGTTGTTGGTGTACCATCTCTCATAGTTCTGATCTGAACTGTTACTGGTACAGTATTGTCCTTAGTCTTAAAGTACAGGTCTCCACCAGTAATGAATACACCATCAGACTTTTCATCAGTATCAACTAAGAATGATTGTGCAAGAGGGTCATACCAAGGACCGAAATTTTCTTCAGTTCTCTGAACTCTCTCAGTTCTAAGGTCCTGAGTAACTCTTGTAGCAGGTTGGTCTTGACCAATTTGTCTTCTTTCTACTTCTGCAGTCTTAATCGACAGAGTTTGTTCCTGAACGTTAGCAGCATATCCAGTTGCTTGATATTCGGTTTCAGCAGAACTTTCACCAGGATCAAGATTACTTGGATTAGTAGCAACTGTTGTCAGTCTGATTGTATTAGAACCAGTGGTAAATTTGGGATTAGCAGCAATCTTAGGATCTGGAATATGAAGAGAGAACTGAAGATCACCTTTGTCATCAGAAACAAGTTCTTTGGATGTGATAGTACATTCTGCAGTTCCATCCAGATTGACAAGAACCATACCTTCCTTGACGTATCCAAGGTGGTCGGGTCTAATTTGTCCAGCGAGACCGGGAAGATCAAGGTTTAACTCTCCAGAAGTTCCAGAATAAGATGAACTTAGGGTACTTACAACCTTTGTTGGTGCATTAAACGGACCAACTTCATGATCATGTTGTGCAAGACGGAATCTGATACTTGCATTTCCAGAAACAAATCCACCAAGACTATCAACGATATCTCCAGTCTTAAATGAACCTCTAGTCATAGAGATTGGGAGTTGCTTAGGAGTCGCATATTCATTCATATCTACGTCTTCCATGAAGACATAGTATCTGGTGTTTGGTTTCAGTCTTCTACCATGAACCTGCAGGTTTCTGGTACGACAGTTGTGGATAATATCAACACCAACAACTCTATCACCGAGACTAATGTTATCCTCACCAGCAGTTAACTCAAATCCAAATGTTCTCTCAGTTCCAGTCTCAAGAGTTGTTCTCAGTCTTTCTTGTTCAAAAGTTACACGGTCAGTGGTAACTCGACGAATACCTCTTCCTCTTTCTGTTCTTCTACCAATTCTTCTTCTTCCGACTTCTCTTTCTTCCAGAACCTCATCTCTGAGTGTTTGTCTACCGGTCCAGGTTTGCTCAACAGAGTTCCAGTAACTTGCTGCCATACCACCGTTCTCACGATCTTCGACACCAAGAAGGTCTGCCATTCCATTAAATACGGAATCAACTCTTACAATATCAGGAGTTGGAAGAATAACTTCCTCAATCCAGAAATCTGTGGCAGGAGTCAGTTCAATTGCACCAGCATAAAGTGCAATATGGAATGGGTTAAGGTTCTCAACTCTGGTAGCAAGAGGTTGTTCGACAAATGCAACTTCAGTAAAGTTCAGAGTCAGACCAGCACCATTTCTGGTAGCATTTGCATCAGCAAAATCTTCTGCCCAACGATAATCAGCATTTACTGGATCCGCTGCTGTTGATTTAGTCTCAAATTGCAGAGCAACGTTTCTTTCTGTAGAACGAGGACGACATTCTCCACGTACCAAGTCAATATCAAAGAAAGACTCACCAGTCAAATTATGACTACGGTGATTTCTAAAGTTGTCTACAAAGAATCCAGACTTAAACTTATCCAGTCCAGTGTTGGGATCTTTGATGGAAAGATTTTTGGTATCAGTCTCAAGCAAAGAAAGTGTGGTATATTCCTCAAGATTTTTAATTCTATTCTCAAGACCACCAATATCTCTCATGGTAAATCTCTTATGTGGAACCATTTTGATGGTTACATCAAATGCTGCATCATAAACATATGGTTCTGCAGAGATAATACCGACTTCAAATCCTTCGTTATTTGCTACAGGTGCTTTTGGATATTCGGATGGTTCTCCACTCTTGAGTTGGAA